GCCTCAAGCCGCTAGTGATTCACTTCGATAATAACTGGAATGCTCCAGAGGCTGTGCACAATATGCAACAGCTCATCAAGAAGCTGAATGTGGATGCAATCACGTACCAGGTGAACAAGGCTGAATATGACAAGCTCAACGAATCATTCCTATATGCTGGACTTCCTGATGCTGACATCCCTAATGACATCGCAATGACAAAACTGATGTATGATACAGCTCACAAGTATAAAATCAAGTACATCCTCAACGGACATGACTTCAGAACGGAGGGCTCAACACCAGCTGCATGGACCTACATGGATGCCAAATACATCAGGTCAGTGTACAAGGCTTATACTCAGTCAGAGCTGACCAACTATCCACTATTCACATTCAAGGACCAACTGTTTTATGCTTGGAAAGGAATCAAAAACGTGAGACCATTCCACTATGGATTCGATAGAGATACTATGGAGCTAGAGATGAAACGACTCATTCAATGGCAAGACTATGGCGGCAAGCATTGTGAGAATGTTTACACTGAATTCGTAGGGAGCTATCTGCTGCCTAATAAGTTTGGAATAGATAAACGAATTGTATATCTTTCTGCACAAGTGAGGTCAGGCCGATTGACAAAGCAACAAGCTAGAGAATTGTTTGATGACAAAGCTCAGTTTGACATGTCTAAGTTCGGTGACTACCTTCCTAAAATTGAGGCACTGATAAACATCCGCAAAGGTGACAGAGCTAAATATGATAAGTACAACTTCAAGGCATATAGGCCACTGATATGGATCCTAGTTAAATTGAAGGTGGTACCATATACATTTTATACTAAATACTGCAAGTGATGCCATGTAAACCAATACGAAAATATATAACTCAAGTTGATATAGATACTGAGTTAACCTATCAATATGATAGACTTAGAATGATATTCAATAATGATGAGGAACATCCATATATGAAAGGATTTAAACAATGTATGGATACAGTACGTGAATCACTTAAACTCAATCAAGATGCCAATACCAACACCAACACAATCAGAGTCTGAGAATGAATTCATCTCAAGATGTATGTCTGATGAGAAAATGAAAACTGAATACCAGGATGAAGCTCAAAGATATGCAGTATGTGCCAGTCAATTTGCTGGTGAAAAGATATCCTTTGACTATGATGGTACCATCTCAACAGCCAATGGCGAGATACTAGCAGCTGAATGGATCAGCAGAGGGGCAACAGTATACATCATTTCAGCAAGGTCTGGAAAGGTGGGAATGATGGCCAAGGCTGACAAGCTAGGTATACCTGAGTCAAGAGTCTATGCTACTGGATCCAATAAGGCAAAAGTTGAGAAGGTGCTGGAGCTAGGTGTTATTAAACACTATGATAATAATAATAATGTAGTTAATAGTTTACCTGGTATAGGTATACTATATGGAACAAAATAACATATTACAGAATGGCCTATTCTCAAGAGGTAGTTGATCAACTGGAGGACCTTGGATATGAATATGTTCAAGAATGCCTCAATAAAACTAAACCACATGTGGCTGGTAGTGGTAAAGTAGTGGATGTACCTGATAGACAAATTCCAACTATAGACTATTTTTTATTGATTTGGATTCCAATGAAATTAGGAATGAAACTAATTGCAAGGAGAACTTGGTACGATTGGCTGAGGGAGAACAAAGACAAATCGCACACTATAAAAAATATTGATGGTGAATTCATAGCTTTGGGAAAGGACATTGTGGCCAATGAAGGGAAGGGAATCTTCTATGCTAAGAACAAATTTGGCATGCATGATCGCCAGCAAGTTGAAACTAGGAATGTTGAAAACTTTGACTTTGATGAATGAGTACAATCAAAGGCTACAAGCCACATCCTAATCAGAGGCACATCCATGATGCCATCAACAAGGGATCAGAAAAATACTTTGCTTTAAATATCGGTAGGCAGTTTGGCAAGACCTTACTAGGAATCAATCAGCTGCTGTACTGGGCCATCAATGATAGAGGCTGTCAGATAGCTTGGGTGACTCCAGTATATAAGCAAGGAAAGAAAGTATTCGCTGAGCTTGAAAGAGCTACAAAAAACAGCGGACTATTTGAATTCAACAAATCAGATCTAAGAGTCACTGGCTTTGGATCATCAATAGAATTCTTCAGTGGTGAACGGCCTGACAATATCAGAGGGAATACATTCCATTACATGGTAGTGGATGAGATGGCCTTCACAAGACCAGAGCTGTGGAATGAGGTGTTATCAGCAACAGTGATGGTGAAGGGTAGGAAGGTGATATTCATCAGCACTCCGAAGGGAAAGAATCACTTCCACACCTTGTGCATGCAGCCTAACTATGATCCAAGGTACAAGTACATCCACTTCACATCCTATGAGAATCCTATGATAGCTCCTGAAGAGCTTGAGGAAAGAAAGCGGTCATTGCCTGATCACATCTTCAGACAAGAATACATGGCTGAATTCATTGATAATGCATCCGGACTATTCAAGAACGTGAGGCAGTCAGCTGGCACATGGACCAAGGGTGGCAAGTGCTATGCCGGACTTGATATAGGTAGGGCAGATGACTACACTGTGCTGACAATACTGAATGAGAAAGGTGAGATGATATATGTCAACAGATGGCGACATGATGAATGGAACAAAATCATTGACAAGGTGGCTGATGTTATCAGAGCATATCAAGCGGTCACATTGATAGAGGTGAACAATCAAGGGGATATCTTCTACGAGATGCTATCCAGTAGACTGCGCAACTTGGTGAATCCATTCACTACAACTAGCAAGACAAAGCCAGTCATTATTGAGGATCTAGCACTAGCCTTTGAGCAATCGGATGTCAAGGTGGCTGATGAGCAATGGCTGATTGATGAGCTAGAGAATTTTACTTATATTTACAATCCGAATACCAGATCAGTACAATACTCTGCACCACAAGGACTTCATGATGATGGTGTGATATCATTGGCACTGGCATGGCATTGCAAGAAAAACTACAGCAAGAGAGGTCAATATAAAATACTCAGAGCATGACAAAGACAATAGAGGCAAGCTATCCACAAACAATCAAAGACTGCACTCCTGATCAGTTGACTAAATGGCTGATGCTGGCTCCAGTGATTCAGAACACGAATAAGTCACTGAGCAATATGCTGGACTTTCAGTCACAGATGGTCAGCATCTTCACTGGACTGCCAATCAACAAGGTCAGAAAGATTCACATTGATGATATCATGCATGCCAGCACTACACTACTCAAGATGCTAGCTGAACACAAGACTTCTGAGCCATCTGAATTCATAACCATCGAAGGGCAGAGATACAGATTTGAACGTGACTTCGCACACATTGAGACTGGTCAGATCATTGACATGAAGCTCATTGATGACGTATCACAATCACCTTGTGAGGCACTAGCTATCTGCTACATTGAAGAGGGGATGGAATACTGTCAAGAGGATAACAGAGGCAAGGTGCTGAATCCTAATAAAAAGAGGGAGGAGATATTTAAAAGGTCCTTTCCAGGTGATGAGTTTTTGAACTACTTCGCTTTTTTTTTGCGAGAATCAGAGAGGCGGAATCTCGCTATCTTGGGAATACAGACAGCGAAGCTGATGAGTCAGAATCAGATAATGCACAAGAAACTACTAGAGACAGCGAGTGGTTTAATTGGACAAGAATCCTCATCAACCTGGCGCAGCAACTTAACAAAGATGTGGATGAGATTACGAGGCAGCCGTATGTGAAGACCTTGTTTTGGATGAATTACTTCAAGCTGAAAGCGGAACAAGATTACATATTACAAAGACATGGCTGATCTAGACTTTTTAGGAGAATTTGGAATATCACAAAGTGATATAACTCAGCCTCAGAATGTATATGAAGCATTCATACTTGAGCTCAGTAATAAGCTAACAAAGAACTTTCAGGAGTACATTTTTAACAATGTCAACAATACTGGAGGACTAGCAGCTGCAACAATAGCTTATACAACTGGTCCTTTAACAATCACTGTTGAATCAGATGAATACTACAAATTTCAAGACCAAGGTGTCAATCCAGTAGGCCAACAGAAATTTCAAACACCTTACAGCTTCAACTTTCCAGCGGTCACAAAGAATCATGCACTAGCTATAAAGCAATGGAAAGGATACGACTTGAGTCATGCCTATGCATCAGCATCAGCAACTAAGAACAAGTATGGTATCAAGCCTAGAAATATAACTGAGAACGTGATGAGTGATGAGGTGCTTGAAAGGATATCAAATGATCTAGCTACTTTGACTGGTTTAATGTTTCAGGTTTCATTCACTAAAAATACAAGAACATGGCAATAACAATAATAGGTGAGCCAATGCCATTCTGGCCTATCTGCAATAATGTAGAATGGTTTTTTGAATCAGACAACACTGGACAAGCTAATTTTTCATTTACTGTTGAGGTGTATATAAATGGCGGTCTTAATTCTACTCATCAAGTATTCCCTGAGAATGGGGATATTGGAAAATTTAATATCTCAGCAATTGGTAGAGCTGTCTTGAATAACAATTTCCCTGATCAAGGCATTTTTGCACAAGAGTTATTAACTGACTACCAATGGAATTTGATAGTATATGAGAGATATGGCACACCAGCTGAGGTACAAGTGGCATCTGCTGAAACTACAAGCTCATTTAGATTTTTAAATGCATCATTCAGATATGCGAATATTACCACTGGATTTTGGGATTACCAAGATTATGACCTTGATACTGGTGGTAAAGGTGATTTATTTTTAACTGATTTTCCTAGAAATAGAAAGGAGTTAGTATCTTATTATGAGGCAAAGTATCTATCTATAATAAATAGTGGAGCTGATGATCTTACTGGATATGTGAGTTTATATAATATCAGTGGTAATTTGATCACATCAACCACATGGACTGGATTGCTTGCAACTAATCTAAGAATACCTTTGGTTAGTGTGGGACCATCTTTATTGGTAGGAGGTACATCATTGGTGGCATCAGACTTTGATAACTGTTATTACTATACCATCCAATTAAAGCAGACTGCTACACCTGGCAAAGATTCAGAGATTTACACAATATATTACGATCAGTCATGCAGTGCCTATTCAAGACGTAGATTGATTTGGCTCAATAAATATGGAGCATGGGATAGCTTTACATTCAGTTTATTGTCTGAGGATAGCTCTGATATCACATCAAACAGATATAGCAAAAGAACTGGGCAATGGGTAGGTAGCAGTTATCAATATGACTTGAGTGATGGTCAACAGATGACTGTCAGTAAAAGCGTGCAAGACAAGCT